GGCGGGTGTGGCAAAAGAGTGCGCTCGCTTTGTACTGCCCTTAGCGACGCCCACACGCATCTATATGACGGGATCTGTTCGTTCGTGGATCCACTATATAGATCTTAGGAGTGCCCATGGTACTCAAAAAGAACACATGGATATCGCACATCAATGTCGTGATATTTTTGTTGAACAATTCCCTATTTGTGCTGAAGCTTTGGAGTGGATTTGATGCCTACGTATCCTGTAGTAAATAAACAAACTGGCGAACAGAAAGAAGTGGTCCTCAGTATTCATGATTGGGACCAGTGGAAACAAGACAACCCAGATTGGGAGAGAGACTGGAGTGATCCATCTACTCTCCCAGGATCTGGGGAGGTTGGTGACTGGAGAGATAAGATGAAGAAAACTCATCCTGGTTTCCATGATATCATCCGCAACAAAATTGGAGCGAAAGCTCCTCGTAACCGTACCATTCACGACAAGTATAACTGATATGCCAGTAAGAAAGAAAACCATTCATAAAGCACCTGGACAAGGTATGAGTTCCAAGCAGAAGAAACGTCGCAAACCAATTGATGAAGCATACATGCTTCCGATTGAACCTCTCACTCACAATCAACAGTTGTTTTTTGATGAGTGGGACAAGGGACAGATGCTTTATGCTTATGGTGTGGCTGGTACAGGTAAAACATTTATTGCTCTGTACAAAGCACTCAAAGATGTTCTGAATGAATACACACCATACGAAAAGATCTACATCGTTCGTTCTCTTGTAGCGACACGAGAGATTGGTTTCCTTCCTGGCGATCATGAAGATAAATCTTCTCTGTATCAGATCCCATACAAGAACATGGTTCAGTCCATGTTTGAGATGCCTGATGATAACTCATACGATATGTTGTATGACAATCTGAAGCAGCAAGAAACTATCTCGTTCTGGAGTACAAGTTTCATTCGTGGCACCACACTTGACAATTCAATTGTAATTATTGACGAGTGCCAGAACTTGAATTTTCATGAACTTGATAGTATAATTACTCGTGTGGGTCAAGATACAAAGATTGTTTTTTGTGGTGATGCCTCACAAACAGACCTTGTAAAGATCAGCGAGCGTTCTGGTATTCTAGATTTCCAACGCATTCTTCAGAGGATGCCTGAGTTTTCTCTTGTTGAATTTGGTATCGAAGATATCGTTCGTTCTGGTCTTGTCAAGTCTTATATTATTAACAAAATTAATTTGGGTCTATGAAGTTGTTTAATCATGTTGGTGGTCTGACGCCAATTGAATTGGATGCCGTAACGGTAGATGGCAAACGCCTTTATCCAACACCAGAAGGTCAGTTTGCGTCAGTCACCACTGTGATTAGTAGCAATCGTGAAAAGATGGCAGGTATTGCTCGTTGGCGAGAACGTGTGGGCGAGGAGAAAGCTAATAATATTTCTTCTCGTTCTACCAATCGTGGAACAAAATACCATTCTATTGTAGAAGATTATTTGAATAACAATCTAGACCTCAAAAAATATAGTAAGTTTCCTTTACCTGTGTTGATGTTTCAGCACAGTCGTGATGTTCTTGATAGGATAAATAACATATACCTTCAGGAAGCCGCCCTGTATTCCAAACATCTTGAGTTAGCAGGTCGTGTTGATTGTATCGCTGAGTTTGATGGTGAATTATCTATTATTGATTTTAAAACAGCAGCAGAACCAAAGCGAGAACAATACCTTTACGACTACTTTGTTCAGGAAACAGCATATGCCTGTATGCTTCAAGAACTATATGGATTGCGAGTAAAACAACTCGTGACAATCGTTGCTTGTGAAAACGGTGAAACTCAAGTCAAGGTGCTTCCACCAAAGAAAGAATATTTCATCAAACTGATGAGTTACATCTCAGAATACCAGGAACGATATGGAGAAAAAACAATTATTAGAGGATAGATTTATGACCGCTGCGAAATTTTCGCAGGAAGTGGAAAAGATTGCTCTCAACAATCCAGATATGAATTATATTGATTCGGTTATCCACTACTGTGAAACAAATGAAATTGAACTAGATAGTGTAGGTAAGTTGATTAGCAAACCTCTAAAAGAAAAACTTCGTCATGAGGCACAGCAACTCAACTTCATCAAGAAAACAAGTCGTGCCAAGTTGATGCTAGTATGAGCTTCTTTCAATCTGAATTAGTCCGTGGTGATATTCAAGAGATGGTAGATCTTCAGCAGTTTTGCTTTAGATCTGCCATGAACTTTGTTCTTCTCGATCACGAAAGGAAACTAGAATATTTTGATGCTCTTGAAAAACTAGTAGAGAAGCAGAAAGTATTTTACTATCGTATCAAACTTAGCGATGATCCCGAAGCTAAATCTGTTTGTGAAACGATGAAGCAAGGTGTCATCATGCTAGGTGCTACACCTGGAACTCCAATTGAAACTATGTTTGATGAACTTTTGGAGAGAGTTCGCTTCATGAAATCCAAATTGGAAAGTGGCACAGGGGATTGACGCCCGCCCCTGCGCCATGTTATTATGATTGAGTGATTGGGCGTCACAAAGACCAAATCTAAACAAATCCGAGGTAATCCTATGTCCTTTGCTGATCTAAAGCGCAAATCCCAGAACAACTTTGAGTTCCTCCAGAAGGAACTTGAGAAGTCTGCCAGTGGTAAGAACGTTGATGAACGTTTCTGGAAACCAGAAGTTGATGCTGCTGGTAATGGTTATGCCGTGATCCGTTTCCTGCCCGCACCCGAAGGTGAGACGGTGCCGTGGGCGAAAGTCTATTCCCATGCCTTCCAAGGTCCTGGTGGATGGTACATTGAGAATAGTCTGACCACTCTCAACGAGAAAGATCCCGTTGGTGAGATCAACCGCCGTCTGTGGAACAGCGGTAGTGATGAAGACAAAGAGACTGCTCGTAAGCAGAAGCGCAAGCTCTCTTACTACAGCAACATCTACGTCGTGAAAGATCCTAAGAACCCTGAGAACGAGGGTAAAGTGCTTCTCTATAAGTACGGCAAGAAGATCCATGATAAGATCCTTGCTGCGATGCAACCTGAGTTTCAAGATGAAACCCCTGTGAATGTGTTCGATCTTTGGGAAGGTGCTAACTTCAAACTGAAGATCAAGAAGGTTGCTGGTTACTGGAACTACGATAGTTCTGAGTTCGATAGTGTCTCTGCTCTGTCTGCTGATGACACCGTGCTTGAGAAAGTCTGGAAGAGTGAATACTCTCTCGCAGCTTTCACTTCTGCTGATAGTTTCAAGTCCTACGAAGAACTGGAAGCGCGACTGAACCTTGTGCTTGGTGTTACTTCCCGTCCTGCTCGCCAGGTTGTTGATGAAGACGAGGAAGACTTTGAACCTGTGGCAGAAGAACCTGCCCTGCCTTCGTTCCGTTCCCGTGTCGCTGCTGTCCCCACTCCAGTGAAGGAAGAAGCAGTCGTGGATGATGACGATGCTCTCAGTTACTTCGCTCGTCTAGCTGAAGAAGACTAAACTCCTACTCTCTTAAGTTGTTGGGAGATATAATCTCCCGATGACTTATACAAATTCTTATTGCGGAATTCATCAACAAAAGATTGGAAGTATCTTGCTTTAAGTAGATAGATCTCTCTCTTTTTTTCATTTTCGGTAGTGTAGTAATCCATAACTGTTACAGGTTTGGAAACTACATTACCGTTTTTTGTTGTATATGTACTACCATTCCAATACTTGAATGTGCTATTGTAGAATGTTTGATCCACAACAAGACCGCCTTGTAGTGCTATGACTGGTTCTGTTTCACCAAAGTCTGTTGTTACAGTATATCCAGCTGGAACTTCTACCGTTTCATAATGATGAATAGTTCCATATGGATCATCGTACTCACTCTCTACAGTTTTCTGCAACTCGTAGTTAGTAAGTGGCCAGTCATGTAATGGATTGATGATATTGTTTGTAATTAGTACCACCCAATCATAGAATGGATCTCCATATGCTCTTTGTGCTATAGTATATGGTCTCTCCCCATCTTCGATTGAATACTTATTGAAGAAGACAGCATAAGAAAATACATCTTGATTGACTTGATATCTTCTAAAGAAATTTTTTGCTACAACATAATCAGATTCCGAGAAAGGATAACTGATTGGTTTTTCATCGTATTCGATGTTTGG